GGGAGCTTTAAAGGGCTCTCCCAGTCCTATAAGATTGAAGATCCGTAAGCATTTGCTCAAACGATAACCTCCTTTGCACCACTACCTTGTGGTGGCATCACTTCTGAGTGATATAAATCACCCAGTCTGACGCAAGGCGAATTAACGTCTTGGTAAAGGTCCAGTTCCGTTTCCGGAGCAAGATCCTCACCTAGCTCTTCATCCTCTATAGGGTTGGCGATTTCTTTAAGGTCTTGAAGTGACAATACCTGTGATGAGGAAACATCTACGTTTAACATAGTTAAACGCATGAATGAGTACTCATCAGATATTGCCGCTTTATACACTTCACTATTTTCATTAGTAAGTTGTTTTAAGGCCTGCTTAAAGATTCTGGCTGCTATACTTGCAACTTTGATAGAATTTCTATCTCATGCAAGCATGGCATTAGAATCAATTAGCACTATCTTTCTTACAACATCATGGAGTGTAAACTCCATTTTCGCAAAACTCTTTTTTGTGGTAATCACTTGCTCTATATGGTTTATAACGCCATACAGGATGGGTGACACATGCAATATATTGTTAAGTTCACTATTTTGTAGTGACTTAACAAGATTGCTTGTCCGCTTAATTGAGTTTAAAGCGACTGTTGTAACCCTAAGAGAGATGACCCTTGCTAATTCAGCAAGGCATCCATCCCTACTAGGCATTGTGTAAATAGGCATATTAGCAGAAAATTTTGCTAATATACCTCTCGCTTCGTCCTCCGTAAGGAGGCCGTGAGCGAGACGCAATGAAAGATAAAACAGCTGTAAAGATGTATTGAGCCAAACATTGGTGAATGGAAAGTTCTTTATGTTCTTTCCTTTCCCTTTTGTGAGGATCTTTACGCCTTTATAGCAATCTTTTACCAAAGTAGCCAGATTGCCACGATGAAAGCTGATATTTCCTTTTAATATTCAATCAAGTAAGATAGTTAATACTATCTTAGGAGATTTTATATTTTGGGATATACCAGCTAGTGGTAATCCAGTTACCTCATTACCGCGGAATATCCATCTTTTTGCAAACTCATACGTATCTTTTGACACGTGTGTTTTTGCAACAGAGATAGATACTCCTAGGCGACGTATGATCATGGTGTACTTGGCGGCAACAGCGTCGTCACGTATCACGATGTCATCACCTAACATTATGTAGTTGTGAAATGGGTACTTATCACATAGATAAGCCGCCCATTGAACGACTACATGATGTGTAAGTGAGAACGCCGATCAAGATGAGTGGCTCCCCATCGGTTGACCTACTGCATAAAACAGTAGTTTACCCTCTGGGGACAAGTAGCCTCTATCGACTAGTAAATTATACCAGTCTCAAGAGAACCTTGTGTCGTTGTAAATGACAGCCAGTAACCTTCTCTGCATTTCTGCAGGGAAGCGATCTGTAGCCGCTGTCAAATCAAAAGAATAGAATTTCTCATCGCCCTCCCATTTATGGAAAGGGTTCTGAGTGAAGGTTCTATCACCCGGAAACTTCTTAAGAAGTTTCATAAGGGCATAGTTGATCGGCTTCAAGGTAAATTGAGTGAAATAGTCAGAAATGGCTATTACTCTCTCTTTACCCTCTGGAGCCGTAACGATCGCAAGCCTACCACTTGAATTCCAAAGTTTCTTAGAGGAGAAAACTCCTTTAGAAATAGCGGGATTAAATGGTAGCTTGTGAAAGTTAACAACCATGGTCTTATAGAACTTAACAAGTAAGTTCTCGTCTGATAGCAATCTACACATTCTTTCTAATTGGGTTATATTCAAACAGAATATAGTCCTAAATATTGATAAGACAGATGGACCACCAGGGCCAATAGCCATGCTAATGAAGAAATCTTCTTTAGCATGCTGAGGTTTTGGTAAAGCCAACCTGAAATCACTAACAACTTTTACTAAAAATCACTTCGGTAGGTATACCGGAGCAGTTTTATAGTAACTAGTTATAGGTGAATAATCAGGTTTCGGGCGCTCTTCTTTCGAAAGAATTATACCTTTGGAATAATTTAAAAGCGATAAGACGAAACTTATCTCTCTTTTATTTCCTCCATCGATATACTTCTTAAGGAAGATCAACCTACTAGGAAAACCACCTAATGTTGATACTCTACCGTCATTTGTTATCATCGGTTTACCCGAAAGATAACGAGTGACGCACAATCTTGCACATTTAATGTACTTGATTGTATAGAGTTTTCCGTTATTTTTAAGTAACGACAACATCAGTTGGTGAAACCGTTTAATATCTATAGAAGACTGGAGTGCAAACATTCGAATAATCAATCTTTTGGTTATTTTAATGAATCATTTCATGTCATTTATATTTATTATTTAACGGTCCTAGGAACGTAGAGTACTCAGGTATCAGATCGCTTATAGCTACAGCTGTGTTTAAACAACAAGGTTTAACCATTTGTCGCACATTTCAGTGCCAAGTGGCTATAGAGGCGAACTTTAACCAAAACAAGTAATGCTACATCCAAAAGTGTTCGTACGGCTTATACCGTACCACATTACACACTCGTGTAAAGTGGGAACCTTGACGATGTTGGCAAAATCTTCGTTTTGTTCGCTCATCAAGATTGGTAACTCCTTCGACGGGAGCGCCGGCCTACCTACTAAGGAAGGTCAGGTGTTTCGTTTTTATTCGTACTGCCGCACGTGAATACGTGTAGCATCGTCGTAATAAAAACTTAGCGACGTTAGCGTTGCCTCCCGCTTGGTGACGGGGTCACTAACCGGCATTATTAACTGTTTCTGACCTATTAAAGTTGGAAATAGCTGATGGCGGGTAACGTCTCCGGACAGACATCGTAACACTAATTGGAGGATTACATCCTTCATTTTGTTTCATACATCGTCCTAGGGGGAGCGACTCCACCATTGACAGTTTAAACTGTACGCACGAAGAGTGCAATCAATGGAACCCTCTTAACGTGTATAACCACGCTTGAGGGTCAGTTTATTAGACTGATCCTTGAGTTAGGAATGCACCTACGAGGTCCCGTAAGGGAGGTTGTAGGTAATGTGAACCTTATTACTAAGGTTTTGGTCGGGTATCCGCGTTGGGTTAAACCCCGGTTCGGATACGGCTTACAAAGCCATTGCCCACTGGAAAC